ATCCAGAATTTCAGTTTGTTTTGCCGCAAGATTTCGAGTCCGTCCTTTTCGATTTGCGCGAGGTCTTCCTCGCCCCCCTTCCGTTCCCCTTCCCCGTCGTTAAACCGTATCAACTCGTCAGCCGATACCGGATACTTGGCGACTTTGCCTGCCATGTTGATAACCTGGGAGGCGATGAATGCCGCCCGCCGCCACTCCTCACGCTGCCGGAGCTTCTCCTGCTCAAAATAGGCAGAGATCAAGGCAGTGACTTCAGCCGGAGTCATTCGCCAGAATTCCCAGGGCCGATAGCCGATAGCCAGGGCCCGGCTATAAACGTCCGCTAGGAACTTTTTGAAGTCCCAGGGATCGCCAGCCTCGGCCCCGGCTTTTTTTTTGGTTCGCCCTGCGTCGCGGGCATCGACACGTTCATCGCCCGGACAATGCCATCCGTAAATGCGCCGAGCGTTGCGATATCGATGAGCGCCCCCGCTTCCTCAATCGTCAGATCCTTGTTTTCGTGCAGAAGCCCGGCCCATAAGACCGCCCTGAGCGTTTTGATGCTCGTCCCGGTCTTCATGATATCGCCGAGCTTGTCGATAGGCAGGCCGACATCCTCGAGCGCCACGAGGGCGTTGAAGTCATAGCGCAGACTGTGCGCCTTGCCGTCCGCAAGCGTAAGGGGAACGGATTCGCGTGGCATGTTCAGCTAACGGAAGTGACGAGTGCGCCCGTGCCCTGAATCGTGCAGGACAGTTCGAGCATGCTCTCGTAGTCGGCATTCAGGGTCAGCGAAGTGAGATAGCCCGTACCCGTCATGGTCTGGCCGTCCGGGGTCGAGAAAACGATGCTGAGCGTGGCCGGAGACTGCGCGATGAAGTGCTGCTCAAGGATTTTCTTCGAGCCGATGTTATAGGCGTGGCCGCCGTCGATATCGACCGTCCATTCGCGCCGGCCGTTCAAAAACTCACCCCAATTGGATGAGGCACGGGTCGTCACGTCGATGGTTTTCTGCGCGAACTTGACCGAGATTTTCCTCGCCCAAGCGCACGTCCCGCCGCCGACCGCGATTGTGGCATTGAGGCCAGCGACAACATTGATGCTAGGTGCCATTAGATTTTCCTCCTAAGTATAGAAAGGTCTACACTTATTGATTTCTGTAGACGTTTTGAGATAGCCGGAATATGGATTTGAACCATACCCACCTGCTTACAGGGCAGGGATGCAGCCGACTACACTATTCCGGCTTTATGAATTCGGCTGTGTGTGAAAACGGAATCTCAGGATTCCGTGCCGTATAGGTTTTGCGGTTTCGGTGGTATCAACCGAGATATCGCCGTAATCGAAAAGCCCGAGAATCTCGACATTCGCCGAGAGCGTGAGGTCTGCCGACGTGATAGCGCAGACGATATTCTTCATCATCGTCGAGCACTCGAAGTCGCCGAGGTAATCCGACCAGACGTGAAGCGTGATAACGTCGTCCTCTGCCGGTACGCCCCGCGTCGAGAACTTGGCCGACCGTCCCGCCATCGGCAGGCCGACCGTGACATAGGGAAACGCCGTCCCCGGAGGCACGTAATTATAGACACGATAGGCCGAGGTGTCGGGATATGCGGCCAGCCGCGACACGATGCCCGCTATGAGGTCGCCAAGCGCAAGCGTCCTAAACTGTATCGCCATTTTTCTATCCTAGCCGTTTCATTACGATTCGCCGGAGCGGAGCCAAATCCTCACCCTGCCAGCAGGCGGCGCAAAAGTCGAGGGGATAATAGAACGACCATTGGCCCTCGCCTGTCGGATCCGGTTCATCCCGATCCAGAAACAACTTGTCGCTTATCTCAAGGTTCGGCGCATCATGCTCTATGTCGAGGATTGAGTAGCCGTGATCCAACCCCTTGATGATTTCCTTGCCGCACAGGTCGCACGTAATCTGTCTCATGCGAATTGATTGAACACGCCCGAGATATGATGCTTCGAATAGAAGTATTGGCTAGGCGCGTTCCTCCGATGCTGGCTATATTCCATGTTCACCTCCGGCCGGGCGTGGATGCACTTGGCATCGAGACACACGGCGGCTTTCCATTTCGTTTTCGCCATCTCGAGGAAAAAGTCCATGTGTTCATATTCGATCTTGATCCGCTCATCCCAGCGAACCTCGGCAAATAACTCGCGCCTCGCCATGAAGAAATTCGGCACTTGGTCGGCGTAAACAAACGACGTGCCGTCGAGCGTAATCGGCACTCGCGGCATAGCGACTCGGCGTAGGGCTCCATCGGTCACTTCGAGCTGTAATCCCTTGACGTAGCTCTCATTCGAGAAGTACCCGCCGTCCTCGAGCATCACGACGCCCGCCACAAGCCCGATCTCTGGCCGCTCATCAAGAATGTGCCTCATCTTATGAATCGACTCGGCGTCGGCGAGCATCAGGTCGTCGTCGAGCATGAGGATATAGGGCTCCGTCACGGCCTTCACGATCTGGTTCCTGCCGCATGACAGCCCCACGTCATAGGGCAATCGGATAATGACATGCCCCTTATCCTCGAGTTTTTGGTACACGCGCTCTTTTTCTTCGGACGGCCTCGAGTCGTCGGCGATATAGAGCCTGTACGGGTAAGGGAAAAACTGTCCTATCGATTCGAGCGTCCGTGCCAGCGTCTTCTCGCGCATAAACGTCTTTATGCCGATGGCGATGGTATCCTTGGCCCCCGGCTTTGCCACGACGCGCCGGCCACCGCCCTGGATGAGCGCCTTGATCTTCGTCGAGCTCACGTCGTTCGTATAGGGAAAGAACACGACACGCCCGCCCTGCGCCCTCATCCAATCCTCGCCCGGACAATGCTCCCAGTCGTCGCCGTGCACGAGATAGTGCGGCATGATCTTGAGCCGTTCGAGGTCGGCCACGGGGTCTCGGTCGGTCTGCTCTACTACGCGGTCAGCAATCTTCAGCGCCTCGACCATGCGCTTGCGGTCGGCAAATGGGATGATCGGCGTGTCCTTATAGGCCTGCGCCGCCTCATCCGTCAGTACCCCGACGATAAGCCGTGTCCCGAGCCGCTTCGCCCGCTCGAAGATATTGAGGTGCCCGACGTGGAGCATATCCCACACGCCGCCGATGAAGACCGTCTTCCCTCCGCGCTTGAGGAAGTGGCGGTCTATGGCCCGGCAATCCTCCCAAAATCGGTACGCCGGATTCTTGTAAATCCATTGCGGCCCATAGCGCTCGGCGATATACTTCTTCGATGGATGCGGGAGGAAGCAGTCGATACCGTGGAAGCGTATCGGCTCGAGTTCCTTGAAAAGCTCAGCCGCAAAGACATGCGGCAGAAACTCGCCTTTGCCCGTCCAGCGCCCGTCCTCGTCCGGCCCGATAGCGCCGTGCCACCATACGTCGCCGGCGTCGTAAAAGAAAAACAAATCGACCTTGACGCCGTTCATCTTGAAGCTCAACTCGAGCTTCCGCTTCTCATGCGTCCAGGCACGGTAGAACTCGAATCCCGCCGCAATCATATCGGCCTTGAGCGTATCCCACAGCTCTATGTGCTTCGGGTGAAGGCCGATGTCGATATCGGCGTCATAGCTGATAAAATCACCTTCGCGCACGGCCCCGAGTGCCGTCCCCGCCTCAAGCCACCACGTACACTTGGCGCGGTTGAGGACGCCCACGGCCGCCGCGAGCGCCTGTCCCTTCATGTCCTCCGGCGTCTGGTTTCCCATCGCTTCATAACTCAGAGGACGCACCACGTTGAAATCGCTGACGACATATTTTAGGCTCCACTTCTCGCCGAACAGTTTCCATCCGACAGGCCGCTGGCGATATGCGGCATAGTCGGGGCGCGATTCCTGGCGATGGTCGGCAGAGACTTGCGGCGTGTAAGCAACCCGCCATTTCGTCCGGCGCTGGATTCCCATGAAGAAATCGCAATGCTCAAGCGCCGTCTTAAACTGAGCGTCCCACGGATTGTCACGCCAGACCTGGCGCTTCATCATGAAGACGTTCAGGACGAGGTTGCAGATGTAATATTTCACGCCGCCCGGTGTCGTTTGCCATGCCGGGTCGCGGACCTTTTCGATGTAGTGGGTGTCGCCCTCAATATGGACGTTGCCCTCGTAATGCTGTTCCTTGCCGTCCTTGAGGTAGAGGAGGCAGGAGCAGAGGCCGATGGAAGCGTCGGCGTCGAGTACATCGCGGAGCGATTCAAGCCGCGTCTTCTCCGTAAACACCACGTCGTCCTCGACAACCATCAGATACTCATACTCGGGCGGTATCCGCTCAAGCGCCGCATTTCGGACGCCCGACACGCCGAGGTCGAAGTCAAGCTCAAGGTGAGTGCATTTAAGCGCCTTGAGAAACCGCGTCTTTGTCTCGTCCGTCCGGCCATTGTCGCCGACGAATATCGGAACGTCCGGGTAGAACCGCCTGATGCTCTCAACACAGCGGAGGAGCAGATCGTCGCGGAGGAAGGTCGTTACGAGAACGGCTGTCCGGTCAAGTTTCACGCATAATCTCCATGACTAGCGGCTGGCTGAAAACTCGTGCCTTTTCCTTCAGGTGATCCTCCAATTTGTAACCGTCGAGTTCGAGTGCCGGATTATCCGTGTTCTCGCGGAACCGAGTTCCATACCAGCCGTGGAAGATAGCTGGCCGCTCACCAATGTTTATCTCGTCGCCGATGCAGTCGGTATAAACCTTCGCGCTTTTCTCAAGGCGTAGCACCTTGTAGCCCGCGTCGAGAATCTTCCAATAGGCGAGCTGTGCCGTGTCCGTCGAGCGCGGCTCCTCGGGTTTATAGGCCCAAGATATGCCGTGGCTGAGAATCCATTCCCGCTCGAAGAAGAAAAGCGGCGGATGAAGCGGCTTGTGCTCCGGTCCCCGGCAACCGATGAGCCTTACGCTCGAATCGCTTCGGTATAGCCCCACGAGGTCACGCTCCCAATCATGGCGCTGTACATGCGCGTCTATATCAAGGATGCACACATAGGGCGATTGCGCCCGCATCGTGATCTGATCCATCGCCCCGCCGTGGCCGCGATTCTCGCCGTTCTCGATGAGCCGGATATCGCGCCTCGACCTGAGCCACGATAGGTTCCGGTCGAGCGAGCCGTTATCGACGACGATGATTTCGTGCGGCACCGTCGTAAACTTCTGGATACTCTTAACGAAAAGCTCGGCCCACTCCGGCGAATCAACCGCCGCCGCCCCGATGGTTATCTCGGGCATTACGCGCCGCGTAGTTCCTTCAGGGCTGCGTTTATAGCGGATACGTACTCGCGGTGCTTTATCATCCCGAAGTCCCCCCAGGGGCGCTCCGGGGTCGGCTCCGGCGGTCCCTCCACGTTGAGCGCCGGGTCGAGCCAGTTGCAGGCGTGTCCCCAATGATAAAAGGACATCCGCTGCGTTGTCGAAAGCGGAATCACGCGATAGCCCTTCGGATTGTCGAACGTGACCTTTTTCCATATGTGACATCCGGGGTCGCTGAGTACGAGGTTGTCATCGAAATCCTTCCGCGCCCAGCCGCGCTTGATGTAATCCTGAAACTCCGGGTTATTGTCCGGCGGGTAGAGGTCGGCGAAAAACGAGAGCCAGGGCTCCTCGAGGCGCGACTCAAAGCCCGCGTTCCAATTCACTTGCATCCCGTCCCGGTAGGCCCGCATGTTTATCAGGCCAAACCAGAAGTGGTATATCGGAGGCCGGAAGCCGTAGGGCCAATATCCCTTCGGCTTGCAATCGACAACGGCGATGATGTTCTGGTCGGCGCGGGCCGTTCCGAGTAAATCGCTGAGCCAGCCACGCCGCAGGATCTGCACGTCGTTATCCATCACCACCGCATAGTCGGTTGATGGTCTGGCCCCGTTCACAAGTCGGTTCAAAGCCTCGCCGTGGTGAACAGTAGTCTCGCCTACGATGATGACGTTGACCAATCCCCGTTCCTGCGCTTTGAGCAGGTATTCCATCTCGCCGGGGTTGGGC